CGATCCAGAATGGTTCTATCATGCTGAAAATTACAATAGCGGTCCTCGTAATCTTGGATGGGCCATTGGCCGAAAACGATTAGAAGATCTAGGAATTCATGCTAGCGAAACTGCTTGGATCGGTCAACCCATTGATCTTGAAATTGACAACAACGGATCTATTTCAGACCTGTTTACAGCATTAGAATTGGTGATTAAAAATCAGGGATCAAATCTCCCTGCCGCCACCGAACTCCCTCTTTATGCATTACACGCTGACAGTTTGCACACACCGTCTTGAGATTTGTAATTCTATTATTGGTTAGGTCGCCGTCCACATAGAACACATTAAAAATTTCTGGACTGCGACTTTTGAACCCGCAACGATCGCATTGATCTTTTTTGCGATATCCTGTTAAGGCCCATAAGGGCCTTTCTTTTTGATATCCTCTTGCACAATGATCGCATTTGGACCTATAAAAAGGTTTTCCTTCTTTATAATAGTTAATAGCGACCGGTCGAGTCTGGCATTTCTTGCATAACTTTCTCATTAGACTGCCCTTTTTGTGCCCTTTTGTCTGAGTATTTAACCATTAATTTTTTGACCAAGCGGCTAAATAATACAAAAGCAATCCACTAAGGAGATCGAACAATGGCCACACTGCAATCACCAGGCGTACAAGTAACTGTAATCGACGAAAGTTTTTACACACCGTCGGCTCCAGGTACAGTACCTATCTTATTTGTCGCTACCGGACAAGATAAAACCAATCCCAGCGGCGGAACCGCACAAGGAACAACTGCTGCCAATGTTGGCAAGGTATGGGTTATCACCAGTCAGCGTGATTTGGTAGATACATTTGGTACACCTAAATTTTATACAGATACCGACGGAAATCCAATCCATGGTGGAGAACTTAACGAATATGGACTTCAAGCCGCATATAGCGTGTTAGGAGTTAGTTCTCGTGCATACATTGCTCGTGCCGATGTTGATTTAGATCAACTGATTCCTAGCACAACTATTCCGGTTGGAACCCCTAGTGCAAATCAATGGTGGGTAGACACTGATAACAGTGATTATGGTGTATTTGAGTGGGATGCAGATGCCAAGAATGGAAGAGGTGATTTCACCAAGGTAACTCCTACAGTGATTGATGATACCAATGCTGCTACTGCGGCAACAGGTTTAACTCCAAAAGATACCTTTGGAACTACTGGGGACTACGCTATTGTAATTACATCTGACAATGTAAAAAATCAACTTTGGTACAAAACCACAGCGGTCACTAATGCTTGGGTTAAAGTTGACACCGGATTTAATGGTGGCAAGGTTGTGAGACTACAACCGCACACCAATTACCCTGATTTTACTACATCTACCGGATTACATGCTGTTACAGGCAGTGTATGGATTAAAACAACCACACCTGGTTCGGGTGCTAATTGGTCATTAAAATATTACAATGCTGCCACACAAACTTGGAAAACTGTGGCTGCACCTTTATATAACAGCACACGCCAGGCATTACAGACATTAGATCCTACAGGCGGCGGCCGTAATATCACCGTAGGAACACCGTTTGTTGAATACGATTTCCAACACTATAATACTTTTACCAGTACATTAACCAATGCAGTTGTTGGTGGGACTCATTCTACCTTTAAGGTTTGGAGAAGAAGTAATTCGGGTGCTACCAGTATCGTGTCAACTGCGTCAACTTATACCACAACCAGTGTTACTTCGTTTAGAATTAGAGAAACACTAACAGCAGTTAATACCTATACCAGTTCAACATGGAGCCTTCCTTACACTGTGAGTATTGATGGTTGGACCACTAGTTCAACAGCCAGTCTTGTTTCTAGAATTCCAGCCGCACTAAGAGCAGCAGTTGCATCAACTGGCAGTTATATAACAACCGGTACTACCAATGTATCTGCTACATATGATTCAACAACCAAGAAAGTTACATTTAGTCACGCACTAGGTGGTGATTTTGAATTGGATGATGGTGCCGGCGAACCGTTGAAGACCATTGGTTTCACTACTACCAATACAGTTACAAATCTATACAATGTATTGCACGATAACGATTTTGGTACAGATGCATATGATACAGGATTTGCACTGCTAGCCAGTAATTGGAAGCCATTGTCCTACGAGGCAAAAGCCAGCGCACCTTATACAGAACCAGACAACGGTACTTTATGGTATGACGCTAATTTAGGTATTGTAGATATCATGGTACATGATGGCTCAAAGTGGGCAGGATATCTAACAGTATTCCCTGCTACAGATCCCGGTGGTCCGATCGTCAGCGCCCTAGAACCTGTTGATGGTGATCGTAGCGATGGCAATGCTCTTGTCAGCGGCGACATTTGGGTTAGCACAGCAGATCCAGATCGTTATGGAAAAGATATCTATGTTTATAGTTCGGCCAGCGGAATGTGGGAGTTACAAGATACCACAGATCAAAGCAGTCCAGATGGATGGGTATTTGCCAATGCTCGTTGGAGCACCGCTGGTGCAGACGAAGATCCAGCAAAAATTGCTGATTTATTGAACAGCAGTTATGTAGACCCAGATGCACCTGATCCTGCACTATATCCAAAGGGTATTAGACTTTGGAATATGCGTCGTTCGGGTTACAATGTCAAACAGTATGTGGTTGGACATATTGACACAATGGCTAACAACACCAGATACCTAAATCAAGATATGGAAAACTACTATCCAAATCGTTGGACCTGTGTCAGCGGTAACGATGCCGATGGATCTGGATTGTTTGGAAGATTAGCACAGAGAAAGTTTGTGGTTAGCGGATTGAAATCATTAGTTGATACAAATACTGCGATTAGAGATACCGATACACTAACATTTAATTTGATTGCTACTCCTGGCTATCCCGAGACTATCGCTAACATGGTAGCCTTTAACAATGAAATTGGACAGACAGCATTTGTTGTCGGTGACACACCATTCAGATTGGCTCCGAATGCAACTGAATTAACAGCCTGGGGAACCAACTCTGCTAAGGCAACAGATAATGGTGATGATGGTCTTGTTACCAATGATGAATATCTTGGTGTATTCTATCCAAGTGGTTATACCACAGATAACACAGGTAATAACATTGTTGTACCGGCAAGCCATATGATGTTACGTACTATCATCAATAATGATGCTAAGAGTTATCCTTGGTTTGCACCAGCAGGAACACGCCGGGGCGGTGTCGATAATGCAACATCCGTAGGATATATTAGTGCAGAGGGAGAATTCAAAACCACAGCATTATATCAGGCCTTGAGAGATGTTCTACAGACTCAAGAAGTTGCAGTTAATCCTATTGCAACATTACCTGGTGTTGGACTAGTTAATTTTGGACAGAGAACTCGTGCCAAAAACGCCAGTGCATTAGACCGTATTAATGTTGTGAGATTGGTTGCTTATCTACGCAGACAGTTGAGTTTGTTGGCCAAACCTTTCTTGTTTGAACCCAACGATACACAAACACGTAGAGAGATCAAATCAGCCGCTGAAAATCTATTAATTGAGTTGGTAGGACAGCGAGCACTGTACGATTTCATCGTGGTATGCGATACTTCAAATAACACTCCTGCAAGAATTGACCGTAGTGAGCTTTATGTAGATATTGCGATTGAACCAGTTAAGGCCGTTGAATTCATCTATATTCCATTGCGTATTAAGAACACTGGCGAAATCGCAGCTGGGAAATAATAGGTAAATAAAAAGAATAAAGGAGCATTTAGATGCCAATTGCAAGTTTAAATAGATTTACAGTACCGTTATCCAACAACCAGAGTAGCAATACTCAAGGCTTGTTGATGCCCAAGCTGAGATATCGCTTTCGTGTTACTTTTGATAATTTTGGAGTTGCCGGTGCTCCTAGCACTGAGATGACCAAACAGGTTATGAATGCAGGAAGACCTGATGTAAGTTTTGACCCGATTACCTTAAAAGTTTATAACAGCACTGTTAAATTAGCAGGACGTCACAGTTTTGCCGATACCAAGGTAACACTACGTGACGATGTTACTGGCGCAGTTGCTAGAAAAGTCGGCGAACAATTACAAAAGCAATTTGATTTCTATGAGCAAAGCGGAGCAGCATCCGGTGTTGATTACAAATTCAGAATGCGTGTTGAAATTACCGACGGTGGTAATGGTGCCTACGAACCTACAAGTTTAGAAAGTTTTGAATTTTTAGGTTGTTTCATTAGACAAGCACAGTATCAAGGTGGTGATTATAACAACAACGAGCCAATGGATATTGCATTGACTATCAGTTATGATAATGCTATCCAACTAAATCGTCCAGGTGGAGATCGTACAGGCCTAGGTGTAGACGTGGGACGTACAATCCGTACTCTAGCACTTGGTGGCTAATATTCTTATTGAATATAAAAAAGCCTGATCTAAAAAATCAGGCTTTTTTTATTTCATAAATATTTACATGTCAAATTCTTTCACAAACTTTCTCGGTAATGTGGCAAAGGGGTTCCTTGACGGTTACTCTACAACCAGTGCTGATCTACGAGATTATCAACACGCCGATAGACTATACGTTAAAAACACGTTTGAACGTGCTCCTAAGGTAGGATTTTTATATTTTGTAAATTTTAATCTCAGTCAGGGAGTAGTTGATCAAATTGATCCAAGTTATGCTCAACGTGGGGTTAACGATGTAGGATTATTGGTTAAAAGAATAGACTTACCAAAATTCAAAATTTCTACCGAAACATTAAATCAATATAATCGAAAAACTGTTGTACAAACAAAGATAGCCTATAACGATATCAACATAGATTTTCACGATGATAACAATGATATAACTACTAAATTATGGAAAACCTATTATAATTTTTATTATATGGATGGAGTATATGGGCAGGTTAAAGATAATCTTATACCACAATATCGAGATACAAAGTATTGGCCGATAGATTACTCTTATGGTTTAGACAGTTATCAAAATCAGGGAAATCTTCCGTTTTTCAAAAGCATAGACATTTATGTACTGCATCAAAAAAAGTTTTCTCAATATACACTGGTTAACCCAAAAATAACCTCATGGAATCACGATAGCCTTTCACAGGACGAAGCATCAAAAATATTAGGAAATAAAATGACACTGGCATATGAGTCAGTGAGTTATAAAAATGGCAGAATCAAAAAATACGGACCATCGGGTAAATTTACTGCGGTATATTATGATAACACCAAGAGTCCAATACAAACAGGATCAGGGGTGTTAGACGCCGTATCCGATGCCGCTGATATATTTGGAGAGGATGGTACATTGGCAAATGCCAAGAGTCCTCTTGATTATCTAGGGGTTGCTTTACAAACCAAAGATTTGTATAACAATGTTAGACAACTGAACAAGGCAGGACTTAAACAAGAAGGATATAGCATATTAAGCGGAGCATTAAACAATATTGCTTCACAAGGAAATCAACCAACGTTCCTTAGAAACAACATTAATCAAGGTCTAAATATTGTAACTTCTGCAATACAAGAACAAAAAGTTGTTGCACTACCTTGGTCCTCTAATAGAAAATAATGAATACCTACAGCAACCTACCACCAAAAAACTACACAGACAAAAATTCTACGGTTTTAGCATTTGATAGTTACTATACAAAACCTTTGGAATTAAACGCTGGTATGTTTGATGCTATGAAGTCTTTTTTTACAGCCCGAGGATTTGAAATCACAGCGGCAGAATCTATTGTTGTGACCATTATAAAACAGGCAAAGAAAGACAACTATAATCCTATGGAGATTTTAGACACATTGAAAGGGCTCACCGATGTAGAGTTAAGTGCCTTGGTCGCAGAAATAGTAAACAATAATAGATTAAAAACTAGTTTTTTAGGCTATGGATTGCCATTTCAACCAAATTATCAGGTATCTAGAAACATTGTTCCATGAGTCTAAGATTCAGCCAGGGTGTTTACCAAGTAAAAAACCCAGAAAAATATGTTGGAAATAAATTACCCATATATAGAAGCAGTTGGGAAAATACATTCTGCATGTTCTGCGACAATAATCCCAGTGTACAACAATGGGCTAGCGAACCTGTAAAAATACCCTATCGCGATCCATTAACTGGAAAACAAACTGTATATGTTCCAGATTTTTTAATAACCTATATAGATAAAAACATGAAAACTCATGTAGAACTGATAGAGATTAAACCAGCCAATCAAATGCTGAGAGAGCGTGTGGGAAAAAATCCCTATAATCAAGCACAGTTTGTTAAAAATCAAGCCAAGTGGGCCGCTGCTGGTATTTGGTGCAGACAACAAGGTATACAGTTTAGAATAATAAATGAACACGATATATTTTCTGTACCCGGAAATAAAAAAAGATAATTAAAATTATGACTAAACGACTAGAAGAAATCCTAAACATCGAACCCGACACCAAGCCCTATATTAATCCCGAGGATGTTCCTCCACCTGCTGCTCCAGTTATCAGTCTGGAAGACCGACTGGAAGAATTTGACAAAATTGCTGCTGCACTGCCCAGGGTTAAGGGGCTTGGTGATATAAGTGATGCCGAACTTGATGCATTAGCAGGCAAAGCAGAACAGGCCTACGACGACCTAATGGACCTAGGAATGAATGTGGATCCAAGATTTGGTGCTCGTATGTTTGAAGTAGCAGCACAAATGATGAATGCCGCTATTACAGCCAAGACCAATAAGATTGATAAAAAACTAAAGATGGTAGATCTACAGTTGAAAAAGTTAGCCATAGAGAAAAAACACGGTGGAGACAGTGCCACAGTAGAGGGAGAAGGATATATCCTAACAGATCGCAACAGCATCTTGGAAAAACTTAAGAATTTGAATAAATAACTACACTATGAAAACATTCAAAGAATATCTATCCGAAGGTAAAAAGCAATACGAGTTTCGTGTTAAAATCGCGGG